TAATGGCCCTTAATTTAAATTCTTCACCTTATTACGATGATTTTGATCCTCAAAAGAATTACCATCGGGTACTTTTTAAGCCGGGGGTTGCTGTTCAAGCTAGAGAATTGACTCAGCTTCAAACAGTTCTTTCCGATCAATTATCACAATTAGGTAGTTTTAATCTTAAAGAAGGTGCAGTCATTAGTGGCTGTGAGCAAAAAATTGAAAACTTTAAGTTCGTTAAAATCCTCGATGAGGATGCTAATGAAGATCCTATTGCTAATGCCGATCTCGCTTCTTATGATGGTGCAATTCTAGTCGGAGCAACTACTGGACTAAGGGCAAGAATTATTACACACAAGACTGGACAAATCACAGTCAGCGATTCAATTAATACAAAAGCATTATATATTGTTTACATAGATGAGAATGGCCAAAACGCAGACTTAACAACTAATCAATATCAAAGATTCCAACAAGGAGAAACATTAACAGTAGAGTCTGTAAACACGGAAATAAAAGGACACACTTTTGTTACTCAAACTACTGAGGGGGGAACTTTTGGTAAGAGAGACTTTTATGCAGGCATAGCTCCTCATTTAACTATGTCTCCTGGCATAATTTATGCTCTTGGCAATTTTATTCGAACTAAAAATCTCTCTGTTTTTATTGATAGCTTTAGTCCTTATACAGATAAAAAGATAGGATTCTTAGTAAATCAATCTATCAAACAAGCGTCTGTTGATGGTACTCTATACGACAACGCTAGAGGAACTTTTAATGAGGGAGCTCCTGGTGCAGATAGATTGCAAAATACTGTATCATTAATATCTTATAACAGAGATTCTTCACCAGCAGATAACTATTTCCAGATTGCAACATTCTCTAACGGAAAAATTACAAGAGCAGATATACAAACAGATCCTTTAGGCGGAATTAGAGAAATTCTGGCTAGAGAAACATTTGATAGACACGGTAATTATGTTTCAAAAGGATTGCAGGTTTATTTTACAGAGCATTTGCGATCTTATCGTGGAAAAAACAACGGAAGATTTACGCCAAATGGTATAGGTGATGCTACTAAACTTATTCTAGGTGTTACTGCTGGCTCAGGAAATGTTGCTGGATATCCTGTAGAGTATTTGAAAGAAACTGAATTTTCTTTTCCTAAACCAAGTGCTACTCAAATAGAAAATACTGTTTCTCAATCTACTTCGTTTGGTAACTATGTAATTGTCAATGATTTATGTGGCGCATGGGACACGGATGGCGCAGATACAAGTGCTAATGGTATTGTAAACCTACACAGCGTTGTATCTAATGGAGTTTCAGGCGGTGCGTATTCTAACACTTCTGTGCCAGGAAACATAGTAGGCACTGCAAAAATTAGATACATTGAATTATCGTCTGGTACACCTGGAACTGCAACCGCTGAATTCAAACTGTATTTGTTTGATATAAAAATGTTTGATGGAGAATTTGGTGCAGTAAGATCGATCTCTTATGAGAATGCCGAAGCAAACGCCTTTGCAGACATCGTACTCAACTCAGCAGGCGATGCACAAGTATATGAAAAGAATTCAAATAAATTTCTTTGGAATTTACCATATAAACATTTAAAAACTTTACAAGCCTCTACTGCTGGAGTTTTTGATTATAATTTTAAATTTATTAAAGAATATGATAAAATTGCACCTTCTGACGGTAATATAAATCTTGCAGCAGAAGGAGATCATACTTTCTTTTTTGGTAATGGCCCAGTATCGAATTCCGATGTCGCTAGTCATATTAAATTAGTAGCAAGAGAATCTTTTGAACTAGACGGCACTGTGATTGAAAAAGGAGAATTTATTGATCTCACTGGTAAAGTAGTACAAGGCGAAATTAACTCTTTGACTATTAATTTAGGTAGTTTGAACGATATAGGAGGAGCTCCTTTTGCGGTTAGAGTCTATGTCAATATGCAAGTTTCTAACGATGGTCCTATCACTAAGAGCCTAGAGAAAACAAAATATGTCAAAATAGAAGCAGATACAAATGAAAACTTTGCTAATAATAGATTCTGTCTCGGTGTGCCTGACGTATTCAGAGTAACAAGAATTACAGCCACATCAAACGCAGATTATACTACTGGTGCTAGAAATGTCTCAACCTTGTTTAATGTAGACTCTGGTCAAAGGGATAATTTTTATGGATTATCTTATATCGAAAAGAAAACTAGCAGCGCAATAGACCTTACTGTTGAAAAATATCTTACAGTAGAATTTGATTACTTTGATAATGGCACAATTGACGGGCCAACTTTTGCTTGTATAGATTCATATCCTGTCGATGATACTGGTTTAACTGGAATTAGAACAGAAGAAATTCCTATATATGTGTCTAAGTCATCTGGTAAAGTATTTGATTTAAGAAATGCTATTGATTTTAGACCTTTCATGGAGGCAACAGAAACGCCTGGCTCAACAGAGGCAACAGCTCCTGTCAATCCAAGTTCTTTTGAACAAATTAAACGTCCCCCCGGAGGACTTACTAATCCTATTCCTTCGGCTACATTTACAACAGATTTAGAATTTTATTTAGCTGAAGCATATAGAGTAGTTATTACTCCTTCTGGTAAAATAGATATAGTTAAAGGTGTTGCTTCGGTTTCACCTAAACTTCCTCCTCCTCCTGAAGGATCGATGACTCTAGCCACTGGAGTATTGCCACCGTATCCGTGTCTTTCGCAAAGAGCTGCAACAAATTATGGCCGAGAAGATTTGGCCATGACAATTGTTCCTGTAAAGAACAAAAAGTATACAATGAGGGATATAGGTGCTCTTGAACAAAGAATATCAAATCTGGAATACTATACTACACTTACTTTGTTAGAAAAGGAAGCAGGAAAAGTAGTCATCCCTGACTCTGACGGTATAGACAGATATAAAAACGGTTATCTTGTTGACTCTTTTTCGAACTTTAGTGTAGTTCAGGTTAATAATCCTGACAACACATCTTCTATTGATGTTAAGAAGAGGGAGCTTCGAGCGGCCTTTAAGACTTCTCAAATAGGATTCAAACCAATAGCAACTGGAACTACTGCTGGTCAGTCTGGTTATTTCTGGCATGTTCCTTACAATGAAGCAATTTATACACAGCAAACTCAAGCTAGTTCTTATCGTAATGTGGTGGGAGAATTGTTTATAACTCCGCCTCCTGCTACAGAACAAGAAGCAGAAGAAACTGCTACAAATAATGGTGGTACAGGACAAGATCAGACAGAGACAGAACCTTCAACTAATGATACTGAAGCAAGTCAGAGAGGTACAACTCCAACTTCTCCTAGTTATCATCTTATCAGATCAAAAACAACAGTTAATGAAGGTGACACATTTACTATAACATTAGAAACAACAAATGTTCCAGAAGGTACAGTTCTACGTTATACAGTCTTTGGTGTAACTAGCGATGATTATAGTACTGTTCCTACGACAGCAGCAGATGGAACAGGAACTCTTACTGTAGATTCAACTGGTTTTGCGTACTTAAGAGTTACTATCGCAGAAGATTTGACTACTGAAGGGACTGAAACATGGGGGATTACGCTGAGTGATATAGGAATAACAGCAAGCACTTCAGTGACAATCAATGACACTTCAGTTACACCTAGTGATAACAATAATAACAATAATAATAACAATAATAATAACAATAATAAAATCGCAACTGGTCCTTGGATAGGTAGCGCAGATGTACAGCCTCCTATTTCTAATTTCATAGATACTAATTACGAGGGAGAGCCTCTTCAAAATGACAATGGAGAATATGACCATTTATTAAGAAGCAGCGGATTTAATAGTGAAGGATATTCATCTGGTTGGGAGTTGCAATGGGGTAACTGGGAATTTGCAACAGGTACGATTGGAGCTTTAGATCCAGGTGTAAACTTTGGAACTTCAGCAGATCCAGCCAATGCCATTGATCTCGGCGAAGACGGTTTATACATTCCAGAATACAATGCCACTTGGGTGAATCCAGAAGCTATAGATCCTAACTCAACTACTGTATGGGATTATCGGGAATATGATTATCTTTGGAATGGATCTAAAGAAGCACCTGTTTATGAAGACACGGCAGATCTTCGTGTTAAAACATTAGCAAGACAAGAAAATCTTCAGGTTCAATTTTGGGGGCTCAAGCCTGATACACCACACACCGTTTTTGTCAATGGTACACCATATGGATCTAATGGAGGAGCTCCTCGAGTGAGTTTTGCGAGCGGAAGATTTACTGTAGGTGTACTCTTGAATCCTGGACAATGGCCCGCTAATGAATTGATTAGGATTGAAGCCGCAAATCATAATGATCCGTCTCAAGCAGATTCTCGTGCTGTTGGATATTTTTTACCTAATCACTCAGTAAGACGAGACGTAATAACGAATTTGTCTACTAGATTTCCTAAACCGGCATACGATGTAGTATCACGACAAGTGAAAAGTAGTCGTCCCAGCTTAGAGAATGTAGTCGGAGTGAAAGGGCTTGACTTCGCAGGCTATAGACATGTTAAACTTACTAATGGTACAGAAGATCCTTGGGTATCAGTTAATCGTCTCGACGGTCAAGGCATGGTTCGTGCAAATAGGGTTCCAATTGAACAATTGGATCTTAATGATACTGTTCTCGGGGTTGAATGTGACCCTATATTCGGTGATAGTGGAGTATCTAGATCAGTTCTTCAAAGAGCCGATGGTACTAGATATGGAGTAGAAATAATAGATCCAGGGTGTGCTACATATAATGATTATATACAATCTCAGGCTACTCCTTCTATTCCTGAACAAGGGAAAGTTTATACTGAAATAGATTCAGTAAATACTGGTACAGTACAAGTTGAAACTTCACAAATACTTATTCTTGACGACTCTGGCACTGTAGATACTGAAACAGGAACAGTTCAAACTATTGACGCATCTCGTTATACTCACGGAGATGCTGATGAGTCTACTGCTGATATTAACACAAGTGCGACTTCCAGTAGTTTGGGTGAAAGTAATATAAAACTAGACTCTTCTCTTACAAATAAAGATTTAGAAAAAACGGAAGTCATTAATGCTTCTAACGCTCTTTCTGTGTCTGGTGTAGATGATATAGATTCAGCTAAATTAGCTGAAATTGTTGCTGCGCTAGACTTTGATTTTTCAACACCAGAATTATGTATAGGCGAAACGCAAGATCCGTTAGCACAGTCTTTCTTTGTTGAGGGAATGGAAGGAGGAATGTTCATTACTTCTGCTGATATATTCTTCAGAAATAAATCAGCAGAGGAAAATAATAACGGCATTACTCTACAGATCAGAGAAATGATAAACGGTGTACCAGGACCATATATTATAGCTGAATCTCATAAAACAAGATCAGAGTGTTTGGTATCTACTGAAGATGCTTCTGGTAATGTAACATTTAACTCTACTAACTTTAAATTTGATGGCCCTGTCCATCTTCAAAATAATACTGAATACTGTATGGTACTTAAGCCAGATGCAAATGATCGTGGCTATGAGGTTTGGTTAGGTAAACTAGGCGAGACTAGAAAAGGTTCAACTGAAGTTATAACAGAGCAAACACATTCAGGAATTCTATTTACATCTGCAAATAACAGAACTTGGTCTGCACATCAAGATGAAGATTTAATGTTTGTTGTAAGACGAGCTAAGTTTGAAGTTAATCAAGATTATATTATAAACACAGTAAATAAAAATATTGATTGGATTAAATTCGATGCAGATGAGTGGGATCGAACTCCTAATGCAGCACTTGGATTTGACTCTGATAACAATCCATTGACTCCTGCAAGTTATTTTCCCGCAGGCAATTTTGTACACGGATTTAAACTTACAATAACCAGCGCAGGCTCTTATGCTGAAGCCGAAGATGATGCTACTTATGATTTAGTGTTTAATGATACTGGAACTAACGGCTCTAATGCTGCAGGAACATATACTGTTTCTGGTGGGGTAGTCACTGAAGTTACTTTGACTAATCCAGGATCAGGATATACTTCAGCTCCTACAGTGAGCCTACCTTCTGGTAATCCAACAACTGCTGCAAATGTGTCAGTAACTCTCAATCGTGCAAAAGTTTCACGGTATGATAGAGGAGTTTCCAGTTATGAATTAGAAGTAAATAGTGGAAGTTTTGTAGTTGGTGATCTTGTTGGTAACGGGTTGACATCTACTAGGATTTCTGCTATCGAAGATAGAGACCTTAGTACCTATGTTGTTCAATATCACTCGATCAATCCTGACCAAATAGGAAAAATCACTCCAAAGATTGCATTGACTACTTCTGGATCTGCTTCAGCAAACACTACACTGAGCGAGGCTGTTTTGCAAGCAACTGTAGAGCTTCCTGAACTCAAAACTGTGTACAGTTATTCAAATGAAATTGCTAGAGATGGAGAAAAGACTGCTAGAATACAATTTACTCTGAGAACTCCTTCTAACAATATCAGTCCAATTATAGATTTAGCGGCCATGGATATGTTAGCAGTAGCTAACAAAATAAACTATCCTAAAGATATTGACGGAAATTCTATAGTAGAAGAAGAAGTTCGCACTGGCGGCAATGCTCAATCTAAGTATATTACAAGAAAAGTTGTTCTTGCAGAAGGACAAGATGCAGAAGACTTGAAGATATTCTTAGATAATGCTATTCCTTCTAATGCAGCGGTTGAAGTTTATGCTAAACTACAAAATGCTGAAGACGATGGCGAATTTGCAAGTGATATCTATTGGAGAAAACTAGAAGTAGAAACATCTCCGTTTATTCCGACCAGTGGTTTCGCAGAATATTCTTATAAGATTCCAGAAAAATCTACTGGCACATGGGGCGTTGATAGTGCAACTGGTATTTTCGAATATGATGTTACTAGAGTTGCCTCTATTCCAGTAGTTTCGGGTGGAACATATACCTCTGCTCCGATTATTAAGATAACTGATAATGCTGGTGTTGGATATGGAGCTTCTGCTAAAGCAATAATGAACGGTAATACAATCTCTGAGATTAGAATCACTAATCCTGGAAGATATTATTCTGCAGGCAATGTCAATGCAGAGATAGTATCAGGTACTGGTGGCGAAACAGTAGCAGGAACGCTAGGTACACCTACCACTTCAACTGTTACATATAAATCTTTCAAGCATTTTGCTATAAAGATAGTACATTTAAGTGACAATAGAGCAATTATTCCTAAGACTAAGACGCTTAGAGCATACGCACTACAGGTATAATGATGAGTATAAATAAGTTTGTACGTGTTGAAGACGATAAGACGATTGCCCGAGATACTGAATCGAAGGCAATCGTCAATATAGACAGTGCTTCATTGGCAGAATATAAAAAAATAAAGCAAAAAAGAGTTAAAAAGAATCAGAAAATTCTTGAATGTGAGAATGATATAAATACATTAAAAGATGAAGTCACAGATATAAAAGACTCGTTGAGATTAATTTTAGACAAGCTGAATTCTCGGGATTAACTAGATGGCTACAATTACATTAAGAACAGTTAAAGGAAGTCCTCTAACTAATACCGAGGTCGATGATAACTTTACTAATCTAAATACTGATAAGTATGAGTCTGGTGACAGTGTTGATGTCCACGATCTTTCAGTCTCTGGCAATACTATTTTTAGTATTGCATCTTCAATAGAAGCAGCAGGAACGACACAAGAAACTGCCACTAGCTTAACAACTAGTTACAGTATAGTAACAACTGCAACAACAAATCAAGGAGTGGTGTTGTCACTAGCAGAGACAGGCAAGAATGTCAAAATAGTAAACGCTACATCAGTAACAATCAAAGTATATCCAGCATCATCAGAAGAAATAGATTCTTTAGGAGTAAATACCGCAAAATCCCTAGCACCTGGTGCTAGTCTAGATTTAGTATGTATATCAAACTCACTTTGGAAAACATTACTATCTGTTGTTGTGTTTGACTCTTCTGGAACTCAATTAAACTAGGAACAACGAGATGAACCCAATACGAATTAAGGCATCAGCCACTCCAATTGGATCTGCAAACTTTCAAGGTTTGCAGGAAATGACAAATAACGAAATCAACCAATATCTTTCTGCGGTAATTACTCAGAAGTTTGCTGATGATACAGATGGAACTGGAACTGCGGAAATTAATGTTGATACTACAAATTCTCTTTCTGGTACTTCTATAGGATCATGGACGAATCAAATAAGAAATGATGCAATTGGAACTCATCCAACTGACGGATCTACTGTAAATACCACGTATTATTTCAAGCAAGTAACTTCTTCGGCTACTGAAAATATTACTACTAGACCTGTTGGATATGATGCTGGCATTAAAGAATTTTCAGATGCTGGTATCGATACTGACATACTTGATAATGTAATTGAAGATATGGTAATTGGATCTGGTTATACTGTTGGACAGTATCACTTATCTGCATCGGCGCCTGCAGGCGGTACTTGGACTGCTAGATATACTATTACTGATAGCACACAAGGAGGAAATAATACAGTTTATTTGTGGCAAAAAACCGCTCCTTCTTTATCCGGCAATGCAGACTTAGCATCACTCAAACTTGATGGCACAAACGTAAAGATGATGTCTGATGCAGAAATTGAACAACTTGTTCCTAATTTTAGAAACAGAATTATTTCTACTGGAATAGGTACGTATAAACTACAAACTTCAATTCCTTCTAGCGCAGGAACTTGGGTTCAGGCGGGAGATGCTCTCGTTGATACCAGACAAGAAGTTGCGTCAGAAAATTATTCTGGAACATACACTGGAAACTATACTGGAAACTATACTGGTAATTATAGTGGCAATTATAGTGGCACTTATTCTTCGTATTACACAGGTTCTTTTACTGGAAGTTATACTGGCTTTTATACTGGACCAGATACTTTTGTTAGTTCTTCGTCATCGTCCTTCTCTGGAACATATTCAGGAACATATGCAGGCTCTGGTTCTTATGCAGGAGCTTATTCCAATACTTTCGTCAACTGGAACCCGGTATATTATAGCGGATATGTAGCTGGATATTATGCAGGATTCTACACGGGATATTTTACAGGATTCTACACAGGGACAGCTAACTATACTGGTTACTATACTGGTTCATATGATAGAACATACATAGGTTATTACGAAGGAACATCACAGTACGCAGGAACTTATACTGGATATTACTCACGCAGTTTTTCTAGTAGCTTTGTTGGATCATACACTGGAGCATACACTGGAACATATTCTGGAACATATTCTGGAGACTATGCTGGTACATATGCCGGAGATACTATTCAAGCAACTACTGAAAACACATCAACAGTAAGACTTTGGTTAAGAACTGCTTAAATTGAGTTGAAATTGATACTATATAGTTATATAGTTTTTTAAATAATGGAGTTAAGATATGTCAAATCTAGAAGTTGCAGTAGACACCTCTGTACAACAAGTGTCTACATCTATTCGCAAAAAGAAATATAAAAATCCTTACTGGTCAAATAAAGATAATCGTCATCTTATTGTTACTATAGAACATGAAGACGGAACTAATTCTATGGCTTCTATTATGGATCCTGATAACACAAATAAGGACATGAAAGAAGTTTTAAATCAATTCACCGAAGAAGAGATTGATGCGAATACTAAAGAAGGCCTAGAACGCCGAAACCAGAACATAAAACTTGAAATGGAAAGAAGAGAATCTCAAGCAGCTCGGAATATGCAGGAAGCATTGTTTAACTGTAAACTTGAAGCATTTGAGGTTGAAGCTATCAAGAACTCAAAAAATACAGAACTGAAGCGTATGATTCGTAAGTCTAAGTCAATCATGGAAGTTCAAGCATACGCTACTATTTTGTTAATGAAGGAACTTGAGAATGGCAAAGAAGCAGACTAAAGGATTTGTCATTGTTGCTTCTGTCAAAAAAGGTTTTTATCGTTACGCAAAAGTACTAGCAGAATCAGTACGAGATTTTTATCCAGAAGCTAACATAACATTTTTCACATACGAAGAATGGGTTGAGCCCGAAGATTATACACTGTTTGATAACATTATAACTGAAGGCATTCCTCGGCACATCCGTGCTAAACTTTGGGCGCTTAACAAAACTCCATACGACATTACTTGTTATCTAGACGCTGACATGATGTGTGAGCATGAAGATATTCAGAATGTGTGGGACGAATTGCCTGATGATATGGATATCGTATTCACTAAGAATCGTCCATACAATGCCAAACTAACTAAGTTAGCAGAAGGCGAAGAGATGACTTGTCATTGTGGGTTCTTTATATATAGAAAGAATGAAGCAACGATGAATCTTATGGGAGCATGGTACACTGAGTTTCTAGCACAGACGGAACCAGACTACGACATGCTGCATTATCCACAAGATGCTAGAAAGTGGGACACATTTACTATGTGGAGACTTCTTACATATGGTGAAAAAGGTGTTAAGTGGGGATATATTAAAGAGCCAGATGCTCGTTGGAACTTTGTGAACGGATATCATTTTGAAGAACTTCAAGGAACTGATATTGTTTTGTATCATCACACAATTCCACCAAATAAGTTAGACTAGGAGTTTAGATAATGAAATGGATTAATATTAATAATACTGAAATATCAGAAATTTTAAACTCTTATAGTGATTGGTTTTTTGAACAAGACTTAACAGAACTAGACAAAATTGCTAACAACGAAGAAAGGCACCAAGGATACACGCTACCAAAAGCATGTGGTCTTGAGCATCTAGAAGAAATTGTCTCTAAAGATGGCAAGCATATAGGATATCCTGAGAAAACAATTTCAGTAGACATTGCTTCTGAAGGGAGAGTGCCTCCAGAACACAAGAAAAAATGCAGAGACATGGCGACTACACTGTGTTCTTATCTAGGTGCTAGAAATCAAGCTGTCAATGTGTATTATCCAGCAACAGGTTTCATGGGATGGCATAACAACTGGAATGCATCGGGATACAATATTCTTCTATCTTATTCAAAAGAAGGAAATGGATTCTTTCGTTACAGAGATCCTATAACACACGAAGTTGTGAATATGCAAGATAGACCAGGCTGGACATGCAAGGTAGGATATTTTGGTAAAGGCAGAGAGCCTGACAAAGTGTTTTATCACTGTGCAGGCTCACATGAACAAAGAATTTCTCTAGGCTTTGTCATACCACATTTAGAAATGTGGCGTGACATGATTGAAGACATTTCAGGCGAAGACGCTACTTCTTACCAATAGCCATAAATCGATCAAAGAAAACTTTACCTTCCCAGTTATAATAAAACTGCTCTATTTGTCCTGTGTAGAGTGGTTTTGTTATGCCTGTGTTTTCTAGATGCTCATCTATGTTAGACACACAGTTGATGCCATACATTTCCTGAATTACGTTACTAGACTGTAGAGCAAACATACAATCAGGATTCTTTGTTGTTAGTTCTTTGAGAGGATACATCTGTTCACAACCTAAAGAAATAACAATATCAGTATCAAGCGCATTGATATCATGAAACGCAAATGGAATATCTAAACAGAGATGATTGATATCCATTCCTTGATCTGTGTAATACTTGTTAAAAACTTTAGACAATTCTAGTGCTTCGTTATCAATATCAATCAAATCCATGTGCTTTACTTTGATATTCTCACAGATTAGAGGTACAAGAGGAAAGCCCAGCCAAGAATTTAATACAATAATATTATATGCTTTCTGTTCAGATGGAGGAATCCCATCATTTTCAGCTTGTATTATTTTTACTAGATTTTCCATCATCCAAACAGCAGCATCCATAGTGTTTGGGTTCATAGACTTTCTAAAGTCATCATGTTTGTGAGGCATTTCGTGCTCAATCTTGTCAAGCGCCATGCCCCAATATCTGAAACTAGTCAGAAAATTCAATTTTAACATCTTGTGGTCTCTCCATCGAATCGTATAAACATATAAAAGGTGTCTCTCTGTATTCAAATTCTTTCACATCATTTGGGTATTGATACCCGTAGTTATAACTGTATACCCAACCACTAGGAAAGTGTCCTATATGATCGTGACTAAACTTGTTATAAAATAAATTATCTAGTCCTCTAAAATAGAAAAACATTTGACTAGGATAGTCTCTAATCATCTTATTGAATCTTTTCATTTCTTCTGATTCAATTAGACTATCGTTCCATCTTAACACACTAGAATTTAAATCAGTATACTTGTGTGGTACATGCTCAGTATCTTTTTTCATTTTTTCTAGATTGTGCCACTCAGTCTTTACAAATAATAATTTGTTCTTGCACGGATGCTGTATAAAGTAGTCTATGTTTCTCTGAAGACCTATATCTAAATCCAAAAATAACTTTTCGCCTTTTTGTGTGACAACATTACTATCAAACAAATAAAGTTTGTTCCACCACTTTTCATAGTAGTTATCTTCTGGCAAAGCTATGACATTGATAGTTTTGAAAAGTCCATCACTATCTTCAGTGAGGCAATAAAATTCAAAATCTTCTTCAACATTTTCTAAACAATGTTTGTATATCTCATTCACATGAGATGAAGAGTACTTTGTTCCCCATTTAACTGTATAGATGTGTATCATTGCCAATGCGCTAATAAGTCAGGATCTGCTAAGTCATCTTGTTTAGTGCTGCCACGACTTTTATCTTCAAATGGCAGCAAGTCAATGTTGAATACACAAAGAATAGCACCTGGGCGATAAGTATCTACTCTCAGATCATCTTCGTCCCAAGATCGGCCACGATTGTATGAGTATGCCATCCAACTTGGGAAATGTCCCCATAGCTTTTCTTTACTAAAATCACCCCATCGCCAACTGTGATAGTTGTCAGTACCGTCAGTGAATGTGAACCATATTTGTTCTTGATGCTTTAACACATCTTTCCAAATAACTTCACATTGATCGTCACTCCATACTTGACAGCTACCGTTAGTATAAGCACCATGAGCAAGTTTAAACTGTCGGGTGTTCATTGGTCGAGGGTCTTGCCACCAACTGCGAAGTTTAGTAGGACGATCTAAGTCGTATGTAATGATAGGCCCCATATCATTCTGGATAATAACATCCAGATCCAAAAAGACGAAACGACCAGTAGGTTTATCTTCAGCAAAATTATGTGTGTTGAAGACAAATGTTTTAGGGCGATCCCAGCACCTAGCCATACCGTATTTAAAATTATCACTACCAAACCAATACTTAGGGTGAATGCTGTCAATGTCAGGGAAGTCAATTACTTTAATCTCCTCGTCTAGACCTTCAGGATGCTCAGTATAGCAATAGAAGTGAAAGTCAAACTTTTCAGGATCAGTATGACGCTTTGCCATATTCTTTAGTTTGTTCACAAAGTGAGGACCATACTTAGTTCCCCATTTGCAGCAGATGTAGTTTACTCGCATTTCCATAACCTCAATAAATCTTTATCTTTCAAGTCTTCAAGTTTTATCTGTGTTTTAGCTCTAGGATCAGGCGTTAGGTCTGTATTGAATACGCACAATTTAGCATCGGGTCTGTATTTAAATAGCTCTAAATCATCTGGATAACTCATGCCTCTATTGTATGAGTATACCCAATCAAAAGGAATGTTTGACCAGAAATCTCTGCGTCTCCAATAGTGATAGTTATCAGAACCTTTATAGAATGTCTTGAAAACCATTTCATCTTCAAACAAGACTTCATGGTATATTCTCGCACACTGATCTTCTTTCCAAAGCATCATACTTGAGTTATAGAAAGTCCCTCTCATATCAATAAACAGTCTTTCGTGTTTCTGTTTAGGATCTTGCCATGTTGAATATACTATTCTTGGCTTTTCTGCAAGACCATCAATTTCGTCTATGTTGTTTTGAATGATAACATCTAAATCAAAATAACACCACTTGCCTTCATATCCTAACCATTTGTGTGAATTGAATACAATAAACTTTGCACGATCCCAACAATATCCTTCTTTGCCAAACCAATGATCTGGATGTAGAACACCGTCATCAGGAATAGGATGCGTGTCACATTCTAGGCCTTCAGTGTCGTCCGTGTAGCAAGTAAATGTAAAAGGCTTCGTATAGTTCTTCTCAACCATACGAAAGAGATTATTTACATAATCAGGAGTGTATTTGTCACCCCATTTTATGCATACAAAGTTCATCATATTCTTTCTCAATGTCGGGAAAGTCTGCTTGCCCGTTTAATAATGCTATCGTATATTCAGGCTTGTAAGTTCCGCCTGAGAATTTGTAAGAGTAAATCTCGTTTTCTGGGAAATGCTCGAAAGTAAAGTTTTCATGGTACAAGAATCTATCGTCACCTGCGTATTTAACCATGTAATAATCTTTGTTTTCTTCCCAATACTTATATATATGCGTTGCGTCTTCCCACAACATTACACTAGAATTGAAGTTACTTAGGTAATTAAACGACCACCTAGCGTCTTTATGATAAGGAAAGTTTTTATCTTTCCAATAAGTATAACAAACGATAGGAGTATTGTCAAGCATATCAAACAAATGATCTACATCATGCTGTATTCTAACATCTAGGTCTAGATATAGAATCTTTCCAAAGGTATTTAATTTAAATAATTTTACCTTTTCCCAGTGTCCTTCTATCTCTTCATCAATAGGAATTGTATAAATATCAGGATGAAGACCTTCTATGTCATCTGTAACGCAGACGTAGTTATATTTGTTATTGGTAGCCTCAACAATACGATTAACGTCATTCGCCGTATACTTGTCACCGTACTTTAATGTTAAAATTGTCTTCATAGTAAGATTTATTTTCTTATAAATAAAAGAGTGAACACATAGGATAATCAAATGGCTGGAATACAAAATTTAGTTATAGATCAGGGAACTACGTTTGATCTTACTATTAATGTAACCTTAGACGATGGGTCACCGACCGATCTCACTGATTATACTATTTCTTCTCAGATTCGTAAAAGTTATTATACTAGTACTTATACAGCCTTTACAACAAGTAAAGTAGACTTGACCGGCGAAATTACGCTTTCTTTAACACCTACGCAAACATCTGCGTTGAAAGCAGGTAGATATGTTTATGATGTTGAGATGGCTTCACCTGATGAAACTGTAAGAGTAATGGAAGGCATAATAACTGTAACCCCAGAGGTAACACGATAATGGCAATCAAAGTTTCGGTCCCGTCTAGCAACCCAAGAATTGTTTCAACGGTTGCTACAGGATCAAAAAGAGTAACCTCAGCCAAAGTAGAACAATTAGCTAATGTGGACTCTACTACGTTGGAAGATGGTTATACACTAGTGTATGACGAGGCATCCGGAAAGTGGGTAGCTCAAGCGATTAGTTCTTCGCTTCAGCTAGAAAACTTAGACGGTGGTACTTATTAAAAAAATATATTATAAAAAAAAGAAGTACTTCAATTAATAAAGGAGAAACGCCAACATGGCAACTGTAATTCAGATTAAACGCTCAACGGCAGCAACTGCCCCTACTACGAGTGCATTGCAAGAAGCGGAAATGGCTTATGCACAAGACAAAGCCAACGACGGTGCAAGTGCGATTCTATACATCGAATCCGTCAATAACGACAACTCTGCTGCTATTCACAAGGTTGGTGGTAAGTACTACACTGACTTAGTAGATGGCGCAACTTCAGCCAAAACTAACAACGCTATTGTTAAGCGTGATGGTTCTGGTGCAATCTCTGCTGATGTAACTGGTGATCTCACTGGTAACGCCGATACTGCATCTGCATGGGCAACTGCTCGTACAATCACACTTGCTGGTGACCTTTCTGGTTCTGTAAGCATCGATGGTTCAGGCGATGTTACACTTACTGGTACTGTATCAGGCGCAGACGCAACTACTTTGACCGGTGATGTGTTCGCAGCAGATGGTACTTCTAAAGTACTTGAAAACGGCACTGACGGCACTGACGCTACTTTCACTGGTGACGTAACTGGTGACCTCACTGGTGACGTAACTGGCGATCTCACTGGTAATGTTACTGGTGACGTAACTGGCGATCTCACTGGTAATGTTACTGGTAACGTAACTGGCGATGTGACTGGTAACGCTGATACTGCAACTGCTCTTGAAACTGCCCGCACTATTGGTGGTGTTTCATTCGACGGTTCTGCAAACATCGATCTTCCTGGTGTAAACACTACTGGTAACCAAGACACTTCAGGCAACGCTGCTACTGCATCTGCGCTTGAAACTGCTCGCAACATCAGCACTTCAGGTGACGCAACTGGTACTGTAAGTTTTGACGGTTCTGCTGATGCAGACATCACTCTTACACTTGCTAACTCAGGTGTTACTGCTGCAACATACGGTTCGACTACTGCTGTTCCACAGATTACTGTTGACGCAAAAGGTCGTGTAACTTCCGTATCTGAGCAAGCAATTGCTACTTCATTCGACATTACTGACGGTACAACTACTGATACTGTTGCTGGTGGCGAAACTCTTACTTTCGAAGGCACAACTAACGAAACTGATGTTGTTGTTTCTGCTAACAAAGTAACTATTGGTCTCGTAGACAACCCAACTATTGGTGGTAACCTCACTGTTTCTGGTAACTTGACTGTTTCTGGTACAACTACTCAGGTTAACACTACTAACATGGCAGTCACAGATTCACTCGTAGCCTACGCTACTGGTAACTCTTCAGACGCAGTTGACATTGGTTTCTTCGGTAAGTTCAACGACGGTGCTGCTAAGACTACTGGTCTCTTCCGTGATGCGAATGACGGCAAGTTTAACTTGTTTACATCACAAGAAGACATTACTGGCAACACTATTGACAAGACTGCAACTGGCTATACCGTTGCGACATTGGTTGCTAACCTCGAAGGTAACGTAACTGGTAATGTTACAGGCAACGTAACTGGTAACGTAACTGGCGATGTAACTGGTGATCTCACTGGTAACGTAACTGGTAACGTAACTGGTAACCTCACAGGTGACGTAACTGGTTCACTCTCAGGCGGTACTGTTTCAGGTCTTTCTGCTGCAATCGCAGTAGCAGACGGTGGTACTGGCGCAGGCACATTCACTAGCAACGGTATCGTTTACGGTAACGGAACTGGTGCATTGCAAGCAACTGGTGCAGGTACTGACGGTTATATCCTCTACTCAAACGGTGGTACTCCAGATTGGACTAACACTCTTGATGGCGGTTCATACTAAATAGTAGTAGTAATAGAGAGGGGAGGAAACTCCCCTCTTTTACTTAACATAACAAAGGTGAAAATATAATGGAAAACGAAAACTTGATTAATGCTTATATTGCAAATCTTGCAAAGAGCGTGAATGATTTAACACTTGAAAATCTTCTTTTGAAATCAAAGCAACAAAATACTGTTACTGAAACGGCAGAGATACAAGAAAAAGTAAGAAATCAGGCTCAAGAGATTGAAGAGCTAAAGGACACTGAAGAGAAATTGAGGAATGAAAACTTCGATCTTCAGCGAAAAGCTAAGGATGATGCAGATTTCATTTCAAGACTAGAAGGTGGTATTGAACAAGCTAATGGAATTATAGCGCAATTTGAAACAGAAAAGGATGCGGCATTAGCTAAAGTTGCAAGACTTGAGAAAGAAGCCAAGCAACAAGTAGTAAAAGCACCTACTGATACTAAAAAATTAGAAGAAGAAAAAGCTACATTATTCAATCAAAATGTTAAGTTACTAAAAGATTTAGATTATGCCGAGAATAAAATTAAAGAGCTTAAAGAAAAGCTCAGAAATAATACAAAAGAGGAATCGGTAAATGGCAACAATAATCAAGCCGAAACGGTCGGAAACACAGGGCTCAATACCGAGTTCAGGTGATCTAGCTGTAGGCGAAATTGCAGTCAACCCAACTGACAAGAAAATTTATGTAAAGAAGTCTGACGGTACCGTTGTAGATATGAATCCAGGGGTAACTGCTTCGGATACAGATTCAACACAAGCAGTATCTAAGTTTACATTTGCAGATACAGAAACAGGAAACATGTTTGTTGATTTTGATTCTGAAGCTGGTACAGCAATTGTTAAAGTAGCAATTAATGCTGACCAAGACTACGGTCTAATCACACAGACGGTAGCTGATTATAACTCAATCGATTACGGGAGTCTCTAACAATGGCTAGTAGAATTAGATTTAGAAGAGGCACTACTACCGAACATGCATCGTTCACTGGTGCTGAGGGCGAGATTACTGTAAACACAACAAAAGATACCATTGTATTACATGATGGAAGTACAGCAGGTGGTTTCGAAATGTTGCGTTCTGACTTAAACAACCTGGATAGTGGAACAGCTATTCCTGCGGCAAACATAACCGATATTGACTGCGGCACTTATAGCTAGGAGAATAGAAAATGCCAACAATACTACAATTAAGAAGAGGCACTACTACCGAACATGCATCGTTCACTGGTGCTGAAGGAGAAGTTACTGTCAATACTACTAAGGATGCTCTAGTAGTTCACGATGGTTCAACACAGGGCGGCTTTGAAATGGCCCTTGCAGATTTGTCTAACACCAATGCTGCTATTGGACAGGCAGTTGCTACTAGTGACAGTCCTACTTTTGCAGGATTGACACTCACGGGAAACCAAGAAATCACAGGTAACATTGTACCCAGTGCAGACGTTACTTATGATTTAGGTTCTTCTACAAAACAGTGGCGGGATATTTATGTAGGTCCTGGTTCGTTATATGTTAACGGACAACAAGTGGTATCTGATAACTCAGGTACAATTACAATTTCTGCTGATGCTAACCAAGACGTAGCTGTACAGACTAGTGGTTCGGGTGATATTTCTCTTGATCCTACAGGTTCTGGTATTGTTCAGGTTAAATCTGCATTCCAAATTGAAGATGGTAATAACATTACTAACTCAGCAGGCAATCCTGTAGCTTTTAGTGGTGGTATTAAAGCAGATAGTGTAACACCTAACTCAGCTGATACTAGTTTAACACTTTCAGGGGCTGGTACTGGTACTGTAGCAATTGCTGACAATACAGCAATCACAGGCACACTGTCTACTACCGGTAATGCAGACATTGGTGGTGACTTAACAATCACTGGTAATCTGCAGGTTGATGGTACTACAACTACTATTAACTCTACTTCACTTTCAGTAGATGACCTTAACATCACAGTAGCTTCAGGTGCAGCAAACGCAGCAGCAGCTAACGGTGCAGGTATTACAGTAGACGGAGCATCAGCTACGATTAACTATGCCTCTGCTGGTGATAAGTGGACCATGAACAAACCTTTAGACATGGGTGCCAATTCTATCACTACTTCAGGTGGTGTTACTGCTGATGTAACTGGTAACTTGACAGGTACAGCTTCTAATGCTTCAACAGCAGTTACACTTACTGGATTAAACGCAACTATTGCTGAATTGAATTATGTTGATGGTGTTACTAGCAACATTCAAACTCAAATCGACAACAATCGAATAGATGTTTATAATTCAGCTGGTACATTGTTGAACTAAGGTAGTGAATTATGGCTATAGTATATCAAGTAAAACGAAGTGAGACTAGCTCATCTACTCCAGGATCAGGAGATCTTGCGGTAGGTGAGCTGGCATTAAATTTAACTGACGCTAAAATATTTTCTAAAAAATCTGATGGAACTATAGTTTCTTTTAATACTACCACAGAAACCCCTGTGTTTTTTGCGGATGAAGTTGATTTAGGAAATCTTACTACTGCTACAAATACTTATGATATGTCTAGCCTCGATGGCGGTTCACCAGCTTCAGGTGGCGGCATTGCTTTTACTGATTTAAGTGTAACAACTAACTCAGCAGGCACTGCAGCACTATCATACAATAATTCTACTGGAGTATTTACTTATACTCCTCCTGACTTATCAAGTTATCTAACAAGTTATACAGTAACAGAATCAGATGTAACAACACATCAAGAAGCCCTGTCTATCACAGAAAGTCAAATTAGTGACTTACAGACTTATTTAACAAGCGAAACATTTACTAGTTTAGTTCAAGATACTACACCACAGCTTGGCGGCGATCTTGATCTTAACTCAAATGATATTACAGGTACCGGTGACATTAATATCACTGGTGACATTACAGGTGTTGATTTATTAAGAATCAATGAAACCGGCACTGGCTTAAGAATGACCAATGTGGGTGCGTTTGATAACAGTAGTGGCAACTTTAGAATATTTTCAAATGGTGATTTGATACTTTCTACTAATGGCGATAGCGGCACAGCAGTTACATTTGATCAAACAACCAAAGATGCTACATTTTCTGGCGCAATTACAACATCAGGTAATATAGAGATAGATGGTATCTTAACTCAAGGTACTGATTCATATTACACACATCAATATGTCCTTCATGGCACAACCACAGATGCAACTGAAACAGAAATTCTCACAACAGCATCTACAAGAATTCCAGTAGCTACAGATACTACAATTTTTTATGAAGTGTCTATTGTAGCACGAAGAACAGATGCTACAGGCGAAAGTGCCTCTTGGCATCTAAAAGGTTGCGCTGATAATTTTAGCGGAACCGTAGCTGATGTAGGTAGTGTATACGAAATCGCAGTAGCACAAGACGATGTTGCGCTGTCAGTCGATGTTCGAGCTGACGATACAAATAATGCGATTAATGTTTTTGTAACTGGAGCAACAAGTAAAA